GTCCAAATCACTGTCTTTCGTCCTTCGTCGGGCCTTTCCCCAGGTCTTGCAGAGCTTCCGGTAGAGCTTGAAATTTTCGGCGCTTCCGATGTTCCCATGGGTGGGGTCGGCTTATGAGTTCCCTACCCTCTTTCCTTGTCCAGTTGCCCCCTCGGTGCTGCGCAAATCTCCCTGCGGATTTGCATCTTCGGCGCTTCTTCCATGCGCCCACGTTTCAGGCTTATATCCGTACATGGTCTGAGGCTGGTTACGTTTTGCAGTTTGAAACCCCTTTTATCTGTCGCGTTCTGGAGCGTGTCTGATATGTCTCATGCTGCGGCTCAAATTGCTAAGTTTCCTGCCTTGTCGCCGTCAACTTTGGCGGCTGCTCGGCGTTCCTCTGCGTCGGTTATTGATGCCGATTTGCGCCGTGCTGTTCACGCTGCGGACAAGGCAGCGACAAGCGGCGTAGCCGCTGGCGGTGACTTGGGCGCGGCGGGGCTTGTCCCATATAAAACAAGTCTAGAAACTTGTATAAATATTGCCCCCTCTGCTGTTGCAGAGCGTCGTGTCAAGCGTTTAAAGAAATCTGTTTGGGCTTCTGGTCATCTTCATGGCATGGCTGAAAAAGGTTTCAGGGCCTCCAAACCGTGGTTTGTGACCCTCACCTATGCCGCGGCGAATTCGTGGTTTCCTCGCCATGTTTCTGAGGCTGTGCAAGCCTTCCGTAAGTGGTGCATGGCTCGTGGTTATGAGTGCCGTTATACGTGGGTCGCTGAAATTCAGCCTAAACGCTTGGAGCGTACGGGCCAGGCTGTCGTTCACTATCACTTGCTGGCATGGCTTCCGGTTGGTGTGTCTATGCCTCATTGGGACAAGCCCACTCGCACGCCTACGGGGCGGCATCGTTCGGCGTTCTGGCCTCATGGCATGTCGAACACTGAAATCGCTAAATCGGGCGTGGGCTACTTGATGAAATATTTGTCAAAGCTCGGCGAGTTAACCCGGTTTCCAAAGGGTTTGAGGCTTTATGGCATTGGTGGCCTCTGCTCTCAAGGTCGTTCTGTGCGCTCTTGGTTCAACCTGCCCGAGTGGGTGAAAGTCTTTCACGGTGTCGGTGAGGTCTTCCGCGCTGGTGGTGCTCTGGTGGTTCGTGCTACTGGCGAAATCCTTGAACCTGCTTTCTCTTGTCGCGTGGTTCCTGCTGGGCTTGTGATCACTGCCCTTCGACCTGTTCCCCCTCGCTGGTTCGATGGGGCTTATTCGTCTGTTTCGTTCTGAATTCGCCCGTTTTGGGCCAATCGCTGTCTCGGCGTTCCGGGGCTTTTTGAAAGGTTCTGAAATGAACAAAATCGTTCGCTCTGGCGCTGTTGCGCTTGGTTCGGTGGCTGGTGCTGTGGGTTCTGCCCTGGCGGCTGTGCCTACTGAGGTCACCACTGCAATGACTGATATGAAAGCTGACGCGCTGACTGTTGCTGGTCTGGTGCTGGTTGCCATCATTGCAGTGATGGCATTCAAGTTCATGCGTAAGGGCTTCTAAAAGAAGTCGGAAAAGCGGAGGCCTCGGCCTCTGCTGCTTATCATGTACTTCCAAGTAAATGAAGCCTGTTATCCGTCGGCAATATCGGCGGCACAAGCTGCGGCCTCGTCGCAGATCGGGGCGCTCAAGGAACACGGCGGCACGCTTTACGCTGTCGATGTTTCTGCGGTCACTGCATCGTCTATCACTTATTCCCTTCTGCCTCTCGGTGGTGGCGCTCCTGTCGTTCTGGTTACTCCCTATGCTGCTCAAGAGTGTCAATTATTGAACTTCGATGACGGTCTCCAGCTTGGCTGGATGGTTGCTGCCGTTTGGCTGGCTGCGTTTGGTGTCATGTTTATGGCTCGTGCCCTCCGGGGCGAAACTGGGGACAACTATGGCAACACCTGAGTTTTGGTCGGCGTTTGTTGCGGTCATGGGGGCTGTATGGGTCGTTATTCAAAACTGGTAATTGCTTGGCTTCTGCTGGCCTTTGCTGGCAGTTCGTTTGCGTCCTTTTCTGCTCCTCAAGTTATCACTTATCAATGGACTGCCGTTGGTCAAACATGCACTTATGTTTCCAGGTCTTCGACCATATCAGCACAAGATGCATGTGAGAAACAAGCCTGGGCAGCCTGGCCGGCTGGTCCTACAAATATAGTTGGTACTGATACCACATGCAAGTCTCAACAAGGGGCTTGTGCTGAGACCGGTTATACATCTAAAGTTGTGTTAAGTACGACTCAGCAGTGTCCGGAGAATTCAACTGGCACGAGTTCCTGCACGTGTGATTCTGGTTATCAAGAAAATTCAACGCAAACTGCTTGCGAGTTAATACCACCTCCTCCGTCTGTCTGTGAGTGGGCCTCTAATTTGGTGATGTTCGCTACTGGAACATTTCAGATTGAGCGCGGTAAAGCTGCTTGCTTTAACGGTTGTGAATTCCTTCTGCGTCCCGATACCGTGGCGCTTTCCTCGGCTCGTCTGAGTTCTGATTCCCCTTGGATTGACGAATTGACTGTTGGCGACTTCGCTGGCTCTGGTGAAGTATGTGACCCATTGACTACTGGCGCTTCCTCTGGTACTTCTGAGCCTACGCCCTACCCTCCTGGCGAGGATGGTGTGCCTCCTCCTGATGCCTGTCCTAAAGATCAGGTTCCCGGCACGGTCAACGGTGTGACCATCTGCGTCGATCCGGGTATACGTGAGGTCAAAAGTACAACGTCTTCAACGAATGATGACGGTACAAACACGACTGAAAAGATTGAGGATAAACAAACTACTTGTGTCGGTGAAATCTGCACGACTACGACTACAACGGTCACCAATGTGACAAATAACTCCACGTCAACCGTGACCAGTTCGACCAATACCGGCTCTGAGACCACGACCAAGGGCGAATACTGTAAGGCGAATCCTTACGATAAGTTGTGCACTGCTGATGGTCAAGGCGCGGCTTCTGGTGACTGTTCAGAGTTGGACAAGGGCTGTACTGATAAGTTAGGCAGTTTGGAGCCTGAGACTTTTTCTAATACCAATCGTGCTATGTCCATCACGGCTCAGTCCGGATGGGGCGAAGGTGCTGGTTCTTGCCCTTCGCCGAGGGTGGTTAATGTTGCGGGTATCACCCTCGAAATGCCGTTTGATTTGCTGTGCGAGTTCGCTGTAGGTATTAGGCCAATCATCATCGCTCTTGCCTGGCTATCTGCTGCGCTCGCTTTCCTTGGCTTGTCGAAAAGGGATTAAACATGGATTCAATCGCTGAGTGGTTGGGGCGCATAACGTGGCCTCTGGTGTCTCGGGCCTTGGCTGCTCTTGGTCTTGGCACTGTGACCTATACGGGCGCTTCAACGGCGCTAAATAGTGCTCTTGATGGCTCCAAAATGGCATTTTCTGGGCTGGTCGGTGAGGTCGCTCAACTCTTGGCAATGGCTGGCTTTTTTGATGCCATGTCTATCACTGCCGGTGGCCTGGTTTCGTCCCTGTCCTGGCTTGTCCTGAAAAAGTGGGCTTTCCAGACGACGGGCCAGTAAATGATCACGTTTATTACCGGCGCTCCTGGCGCTGGAAAATCTGCGGCTGTGGTGTCCATGTTGGCCGAGCTTGGCAAAGACCGCCCGGTCTATGTCAATGGCATCGCCGACTTAAAGATTGACCATTTGCCTCTGACTGATGCCGAGGTGCTGGACTGGCCTAACACCGTCCCTGATGGGTCTTGCATCGTTATTGATGAAGTGCAGCGTCTGTGGCGCCCTCGTGGTGCTGGTACAAAAGTTCCTCCAGAAATTCAAGCTCTTGAGACTCATCGTCATCGTGGCCTTGATTTTTATATCATTTCGCAAAAGCCTAGCCTGTGCGATAAGAACATTCGTGATCTGACTGGGCGTCATGTCCATTTGCGTGATATCGGTCTTCTTGGGCGCTGGTGGTATGAGTGGCCCGAGATCGCGGACAACTGTTCGGCCTCCTGGAAAAACGCACCGATAAAAAAGCGGTATCGTTTGCCAAAATCAATATTTGGCCAATACAAATCAGCCTCTATTCATGTTAAGCCGGTTCGTTCTGTGCCGTGGATGGTGTTTGTCTTGGGCGGTGCTTTGCTCGGTACGTCTTACCTTGGCTGGCTGGCTTATGGTGCTGTTTCGTCCAAAATGTCACCGGTTGCCTCCCCTGCTGCTCTGACGACTGCTGGCGTGTCTACCGTGCTGCCGGCTGCGCGTGCTTCGACCCAGTTGCCTAAGTCGTCGGGCTTTAACCTTGCGGCGTTTGTGCCTGTGGTGAGTGCCTTCCCTGAATCTGCTCCAGCTTATGACGATCTGCGCGTGGTGACTACCATGCGGCGGCTGGTAGCTGGCTGGTGTGCTGGTGAGTCCTGCGAGTGTCGAGACAATCAAGGGATTGTTTTAGACCTGCCAAAAGGTGTATGTAATGAGTTTGTTCAAAAGGGTCGTTTCGACCCATATCGGGTTCAGCCCGATGACTCCAACAGAGAGAGCCGATTTACATCGGCTCAACCTAAAAACGATCAGCTTTAACTAAGCAAACGAGGTTAATTCAAGGTCTGCCCGAATGCGTTTGATTGCGCGGCGTGCGTCCTTGATCGTTGGATAGGTTACCGGTCCATATGACCCGCTGACCACTGTTG